TATAAACTGTAGATACTCGATTATCAGGTTGTCCGCTAGCACTTCTTAAAATAATTTTTTTATCACTTAGGCTTTGTTTTCTATAATCAGATCCGTTGATGTCATTGTTTGACATAACTGATAAAGTAAAGACATAGTTATACAAAGCATAATCATGAAGAACATTAATAAATGGAGGTGATCCTGAAACAGGAGCTGCTGATTTTGGTGCTGATGATCCAGCACCTTCGCTTGTTACTTTTGTCGTAGCCATATTTTATAAACCTAAAGAAGCAAATAAATTTTCTTTTCTTGGAAGGTATAATTCAACTCCTGGAACAAAGTCAAAGATAGGATCTTTAATTCTGTCCATATTACGTTGAGCAAAAACCCACCACAACTTAGGAGTACCGTAAAGTGCCTGTGATGCAAGATCCGGCCTGTGTATAAAAGGAGTAGTAATAGTCCACCTGTCGTCATCAGGATCGGCTGCTATAGGACGAATTGCTAATAAATCAAGATAGTCTTCAGTTATTGGAGTAGTAAACCAAGGACTGGTTGAACTGTACAATGCCATTATACATAACCTCCAGTTTTAACATAGCCGCCACTAACAAATTTTGTTAAGCTAAATTGTCTAGCTGCTTCTCTACTATAAACAGGTTGTAGTTGCAAAGTTAATGTGCTTTTTGTAGGAACTCTAGAAGTTTTAGCACTACCTAACAGTCCTCCTATAGCACTGCCTACTGCACCTCCAAGTGCTCCTGCAACTGATCCTAACACACTATCATCAGCAGGAATATAATCTGCATCTGAAGGTAGATCCATGCTAAAACTTTTTACTACCACAGGAAGATTATTAAATACATGCTCTCCATATGCATTGAATTTTAATATGGGAGGAGGATTGCCGGCATCTGCATCTGTTCCTGCAAACATTTTTGTAGCAGATCTTAAAAAATGCAGAGTCGCAACCCAATAAAGTGCTTGCTGTCCGTCTTCAACGTTGAAAGGACCTGACACTGTAATAGTATCTGCTCTAGAGTTTTCATAAGCAATAAATTGATAGTTTTGGTGAGTTACTGCAACATCACTATAGTTTGCTGTATGACTTAATTGAATAGTAGGAGTATAGGGAAATATCAATCCGCCAACGTCTCTCAAAGGTTTTAGAACTGTGCTATCATTAAATCCTTTAATATCAGGAATGCTAAGTCTAACACGCCAGTCTTTTGATGAGTCCGATGGGCCAAAAATTGCAGCGATTCCTCCAGAAATCAAACTAGCTGGGTTAAGGGATGGCAATTCAATTTTGGGTAGCATTATATATCTCCATTTATCCATTATTTAGTTGACAAAATAAACTGCATATATTATAATGCGCTAACCCCTTGGAGTAATATGAAAGTTAACTATTTAAATAACAAAGATCTACTAGAAGAAATTCACAAAAGCAAAAACACATTCTGTTCGTTTAACGATCCGTCTTATCACCAATATGATATTATCTTGCCCAATGTTGATAAAATCAACATTAGAACTATTGCAGAAGCTAAAAGAAATAAAGCCAAGCGATTAGGGGATCAAGAATATGCAAGACGTAAAGCTGCCGGCGAAAAAGTTAAGCAAGCAGAGTGCGAAGTAGATTATAAAAAAATCACAAAACAAGAACTAGTGTTTAGAATCATGACATTCGATCATATTCCGCTAAACGGCACTAGAAAAAAGAATCCCAAAAGTGTAGCTGATCATAGAGATAAAGTAAATTTTCCTCCATTCCAACATTTTAAGTTTAACGATCAAGATATTTTAGAATGTGTTGGAAAAAGTCACTGGAAGGGTCCGTTAGATACTGGTAAATTTAATAAAGATCACGGACAGATTACAAATACACTAGCACGGATGTATATCAAACTGTGCGAGCGTTATGCTACTAGGGGTAACGTTAGAGGTTACACTTACAACGACGAAATGAAGGGGCAGGCTATTTTACAACTTGCCCAAATTGGTCTACAGTTTGACGAGTCAAAGTCTAATAATCCGTTTGCTTACTTTACAGCCGCTGTAACTAATAGCTTTGTTCGTATTATTAACTTGGAAAAACGCAATCAAAACATTCGAGATGATCTGCTTGAAATTAATGGTATGAATCCTAGCTACACTAGAACTAGCGACGGCGATCATGCTAACGCTATGAAAAGATTTGATGCCGAAACCGAGTGACTTTCAGTTTACAATACGTTATACTGTGTCAGTAAGGATATTATCTTGAGTAATTTATTTAAAAAAACAGCCTGTTTTACTGACATTCATTTCGGATTGAAGTCAAACAGTCAAGTACACAACCAAGACTGCAACGATTTTGTAGATTGGTACATTGCAGAAGCCAAGAAAGAAGGGTGCGATACAGGCATCTTTCTTGGCGACTGGCATCACAACCGCAACAGTTTGAACATTACTACAATGGATCACAGCTTGAGGGCTTTGGAAAAATTAGGTGCTGCCTTTGATCAGTTCTTTTTCTTTCCTGGCAATCATGATTTGTACTACAAAGACAAACGTGATATTCACTCAGTAGAGTTTGGCAAGTATATTCCCGGCGTTACTATTGTACACAAGCCTATGACAATAGGTGATGTTACTATGTGCCCATGGTTAGTAGGCGATGAGTGGAAAACTATCGGCAAGAAAGGTGGCAAATATATATTTGGTCACTTTGAACTGCCCAGCTTCTTTATGAATGCCATGGTGCAAATGCCGGATCATGGTGAAATTCAATTAGACAGCTTTAAAGGTTACGAACTAGGCTTTAGCGGACACTTTCACAAACGTCAAGTTAAACAGAACATGCACTACATTGGCAATGCATTTCCCCATAACTATGCAGATGCATGGGATGATGACCGCGGCATGATGATATTAGAATGGGGCAAACAACCTGTTTACAAAACTTGGCTAGATGCTCCTAAGTTTAGAACTGTAAAGCTCAGCAAGTTGATCGACGAAGCTGATGATTTATTGTTGAGTAAGATGCATCTTCGTGTAGGACTTGACATTGATATCAGTTACGAAGAAGCTAGCTTTATCAAAGAAAAGTTTATTGCCGACTACGACATTAGAGAACTTACACTGATTCCTGAAAAGAAAGAAGTTGAGATCAATACTACTATTGATATTCAAACTTTTGAATCAGTAGATCAAATTGTATCCAATCAATTGGTCAATATTGAAAGCGACACTTACGATAACAAAGTGTTGTTGAGCATTTATAACAGCCTATGACTATAAAAATTAAAGAATTAACCGTTAAGAACTTTATGAGCGTGGGTAATCAAACCCAGGCTGTGGACTTTTGTAAAGAAAACTTAACATTAGTGTTAGGTGAAAACTTAGATCAAGGCGGAGATGACAGCGGCAGTCGCAACGGTACAGGTAAAACAACTATTGTCAATGCCTTAAGCTTTGCATTGTTTGGCACTGCACTGACTAACATTAAAAAAGACAACCTTATTAATAAAATTAACAATAAGGGCATGTTGGTTACACTGAGTTTTGACAAAGACGGCAACAAATATAAGATCGAACGTGGTCGTAAGCCCACTGTTATGAAGTTTTATGTCAATGATCAAGAACAAGCTGCCAACGACAACGATGACAGTCAAGGTGACATGCGTGAAACGCAAAAGGATATTCACGAATTGTTGGGCATGACACATGATATGTTCAAACATATTGTAGCCTTGAACACTTATACTGAACCGTTCTTGAGCATGAAAGCCAATGAACAGAGAGAAATCATTGAGCAGTTGTTGGGCATTACCTTGCTAAGTGAGAAAGCCGAAGCTCTCAAAGAACGAGTTAGAGAAACTAAAGAAGCAATCATACAAGAAACTTCAAACATTGAAGCAACTAAACGTAGCAACGACAAAATTCAAATCAGTATCGACAGTTTGATTACAAGGCAACGTGCTTGGAACAAACAACGAGATCTAGATTTAGAAAAGATTGCCGGCAGTATTGCAGAATTACAACAAGTTGACATTGAAAAAGAATTAGAGCAACATGCTAAACTAAAAACATACGACGAGTTGGCTGCAAGAATTAAAAGTCTAAGCAAAGAAAAAGCAACTCTTGAAAATGCACTAGGGCAAGCTGATAGGTCTGTTGCAAAATATCAAAAAGAAGTTGAACAGCTTAAAGATAACAAGTGTCCTGCTTGTGAACAAGACTTGCACGATCACAAACACGACGAATTAAAAGCTCGTGCTGACAAAAATTTAGAAGAATCAGGCGTATATCTTTCTAAAGTCACTCATGACTTGAGTAAAGTTGTAGGCGAGTTAGATAAAATAGGCGACATTAACGGACGCCCAAAGGTATATTATGAAACTCTCGAGGAAGCTCTACGGCATCAAAACAATTTGGCTACGCTTGAAAGTGCGTTGGTGGCTAAGGCGGGCGAACAGGATCCTTACCAAGAACAAATTGAAGAACTCCAACAAACTGCACTCCAAGATGTAAACTGGGATGCTGTTAATAATTTGAACACACTCAAAGACCATCAAGAGTTTTTGTTAAAATTGTTGACAAACAAAGACAGTTTTATTCGTAAAAAGATTATTGATCAGAACTTAGCTTACTTAAACAACAGGCTAACTTATTATCTTGACAAGATGGGCTTGCCTCATACTGTTACATTCTTAAACGACTTAACTGTTGAGATTATGCAGTTAGGTCAAGACTTAGACTTTGACAACTTGTCACGTGGTGAACGCAACAGATTGATTTTAGGATTGAGCTGGGCATTCCGTGATGTATGGGAAAGTTTATATCAAAGTATCAACTTGTTGTTCATTGACGAATTAATCGACAACGGTTTAGATGCTAACGGTGTTGAAAATGCACTGAGTGTACTTAAGAAGATGGGCAGAGAACGCAAGAAAAACATTTATCTAATCAGTCACAAGGATGAATTGATTGGGCGTGTTAACAATGTTCTCAAAGTTATTAAAGAAAATGGTTTTACCAGCTACGCTAATGATCTTGAAATTGAAGAATGAGTACAAACGATAACCATCGTCAACTATTACAACTAGTTCACGAATACGTCAAGTTGAATCTTAGTTTAGAACTTAAACCTACACTAGACAAAACTATTGAAGTTCGAAAAGTTCTTTCGGACATTAGACGTTGTGCTTCTACACGCCGTGAAGAAGTAATGGAAGTACAACGAGAAAGACGAGCATACTTAGACACATTAAAAGGCAACTCAGATTTAACAGAGGCACAAGACCAAGACGACTAACTAAGTGCATGTCATGGTATTATCAAAACGCAATAGTTGAAACTCTTCCAGAAGAATGTATAGGTTTCGTCTATTGTATCACTAATAACATCACTGGTCGCAAATATATAGGCAAAAAATTAGCTAAATTCTCTAAAACCACTTATAAAACAGTAAAACTCAAAAACGGCAACAAGAAGAAAAAGAAGATTCGTTCTAAAATTGATTCTGATTGGCGTGAATACTATGGCTCAAGCGATCATTTAACAAAAGATATAGAAACTCTAGGCGCAGACAATTTCACAAGAGAAATACTTTACTACTGCAACTCAAAGGCTGAATGCTCTTACATAGAGGCAAGAGAACAATTTACAAGACGTGTTCTCGAAAGTGACGACTACTACAACGGACACATAGCTGTTCGTGTACACGGAAGTCATATCAAAGGCAAACAATTAAACGGTTAAAGCTCGCACAGGCTAATTT